TTACCCGTATTCCCAGACGATAACCAGGCCATTTCCACCGTTGCCACCTGCATAAGCCGTCGTCGTCAGGTTGGCATTAGCGCCTGAACCGCCACCGCCAGTTCCACCGTTGTTACCGTTCCCGCTGCTCCCACCTACAGGCAAAGCATTTCCGGAAATAAAAGATGATCCGCCATGACCTGACAGGCAGTTATTAATTTTTGACCAGATGGCTGTACCGCCGCTGCCACCTGGCGCATTGATAATATTCCCGCCTGTAGCATTACCACCATATGAACCCAGCCACAGATTGACGCCAAACGCGTTAGTCCATGCGCTCAGAAGGTTGCTGCCGCCACCTTTGCCGCCATTTGCCACAACGATGCCGAACGAAGATAAACCGCCATCAGATGCAGGTCCGCCACCAGTACCAACAACGATGGACTGACTTGATGGAACTGAGGTGATCAATGATTTAGCATAACCCCCACCACCGCCGCCTGACCCAACGCTCACGCACTGATCGTTAGCACACGACGCGCTACCGCCACCGCCGCCAGCACCGATCACCTCAACGATAATTTTCTTCGTTCCCGGGAACGGCGTATACGTTCCGGATGCGTTGAACGTCTGCACATTCAGCAATCTTCCGGTGGTCGCATCCTGAAATTCAACCGTATTGTATTGAGCCATCAATGAAAGAGAGCCAGCGGTCATCATATTGGCAGCAATATCATTCGCTGACCACGCGCGTGCCGTCGTGCCCTCCTGCCCTCGCAGGATAGTCAGAGAGTCGCCAGAGCGCGCGGTTACGTGAACAATTTCCGTTAATTGTTCTGTTGCGGCATCTATCAGAGTGAGTTTGAAATAGCTGGTTCCTGAAACTGGAGCAGGGAACAGGGTGCCGGTACCCGCAGCCAGGGACACGGTAGTTGCAGTTGCGTTGATGGCAGCCGCAATCGTGGTCTGTGCATTGTTGGCCGCTAAAAGTGTGAGAGACATTTATCCTCCGTATAGACAATAAAAAACCCCGCATTAGCGAGGTTCTCATTTGTTGCGTAATTTATTTCAATATGAAAATGAAATGTTTGATTTTTCCATCACAAATTTTTGGCTTATTTCATCTCCAGAAAATGTCTTCCCTTTAACCAGGCCCATAACCTCAGAATCCGTACTGTGTACATCGGAGACCATGATCCCTTTGCTTGCGTCGATTACTTTACTACAATCTTCGCCGCGAGAATCTTTAGCGCACTGCTGCTGAGAAGGAGAGGCCGCAATCCTGTCCGTCAAAATGGCAGTAACATTTTCTTCAACTGATGCCGCAAACGTGACAGATGACGAGAAGATAAAAACCGAAGATATCAATACATTAATTTTCATTTCAGTACTTTTTTGGTGTGCCATTAGCCGATGATACACCATCCAATAGGGGTAGTCATGGATCGTCTGGAGAGAACATCTCTCATTTCATACCTGGTTGTGATGACCATCATAGGGCTGTTTTTCGTTTTCAAAAATACACCGCTGACCGGTCTTGATGAGCGCTTCCACTTTTTCAGATCATATCAGATGGCACAGGGAAACATGTTGCCACACTTGATAAATGATGAGAAAGGAGCGTGGGGCGGCTGCGTTGAAAGAAAGGCTTTGCAGTATGTCTGGCCGTTCTTTATTTCCCAGGATCAGAATCAGCCAGCCAGTATAGAAGAGGCTGCAAAACGAGCCAAAGAGATTGACGCATCAACCGATACCGTGAGCACATGCTTCAATTTCGCGCCGTCTGCTGCCTATTCTCCGCTGTTGTACGCCCCGTCTGCTATCGGCATAGCGATTACACGCCTTATTGGGGCTGGCATCGATACTCAGATGTACGCAGGTCGCCTGATGAACCTGGTATTTTTTATCGCTATGGTTTATGCCGCAGTAATGATGATGCCCGTCCTGCGCATTCCTACATTGATGATCTTATCATTCCCGACCATTATCAATCTTGCATCATCATATAGCCCTGACCCTGTAACCAATCTGATAACATTGATTTTTATCGCATGTTGTTTACGAATGGCCATCCTCAAAGAAAAGCTATTATGGCAGACGTTTACATTGGCTTGCCTGGTTGGACTGCTGAAAATGACGAACATTGCATTCCTGCCGTTCGTCCTGCTAATACCGGCATCGCTATTTTCAAATCGCAACAAATGGCTAGCCTACATGGCAAGCAGTATTGCTTCCGGATGTATTGTTGCACTGGCATGGAATGGATATTACTCATGGGTCCCGAGTGAGTTTTGGCATTCAGGGGGGAATATTGAAGCCGCTAAGGCTGCTCTGATTAATAGCCCGATAAGAATCTCTTTATTTATAATTAAGAGTGTCATAATACAAACACCTGACATGTTTAAAGGTATGTTTGCAACGTTCGGTGGTGGCCCTCAATTATATTCATTCACGCCAGATGGTTTTTACTGCCTACTTTCGGTATCGATTATAACTGCATCAGCAATTTTAAGTGCAGATAAAAATAAAGAGACATTAAGCGTCCCGAGGCTGTGCCTCTTACCTGTTTTAGGAATTGGCAGTGTTGTTCTTGTTTTTCTGGCCCTGTGGATAGGTTTTTCACCGTTGGGCCTTGGCGGTGTGGCAGGGGTGCAGGGTCGTTACTTCATAATTTCATTCTTAACGATGATGTTGTTTATTATGTTCTTTGTGTCTGGATCAAGATACTTTAATGTGATTTCAGAATCTACCTCTTCAATAAAACGTGATGTTCTTGCTCTTTTGGCTTTGAGCAACCTAGTGTTAATCGCTAATGTTAGTTACATGAGCATTGAGAGATATATTCCGCTGTATAAATAGAAAATTAAGCGCCCATTACGGGCGCTAATTTAATATCCGTACACGCTTACACCTTTAGAAATTAACGAGTAATTTTGAGTGCCTGCGGCAATTGTTCCTACCAGATTAAATCTAAGAGATGTTGTGGTTGAAACAGAGTAGTCGTAAACTGCACGTACATTAGTGGCTGAGTTTATTTGTAAATCTGCATATATTGGTTTTTGCATAAATGCAGCAGCCGTTACATCTATATCTATTATAGTTTGGCCGGCAGTTACAGCCACTGACCCTGACGTTGCATATTCATAAAGCGATAATGGTGTAGCTCTCTCAGGGAAAATAACTGGACTTCCGCCTGCATTTAATGTGTAGGTATTACCTTTTATATGAAAGCCTGAATTAGCGCCGGTAGTATCAATTCCACCAAAAAAGACTCCATACATTATTTGTGAGAATACATTTCCTGATACTACAGAATTTGTCACTGGAGCAGAACCGGTTAAAAATACTCCATATGTATCTGTAGTCCCAACCATGGAAGCAAGTATATTCCCTGTAATTGTAATATGTCTATTTAATGTTAATGGTTGAGAATTGGCAATTTGAATGCACTTAGAACCAGGTTTTACACATGTAATATTATTAGAGTTTATGGCTATACTTTCACTATATCCAACATCAGAGTTATTAATAGATATAACAACATAATCTGATGTTAATTCACAATTCCCTGTAATACTTACACCAGAACACCCTGAAATAAAAATACATGAAGCTGAAAAATCGCTAATTTGATTACCAGATATATTTAATGCTAATCCCTGCTCTACGTAAATACCAGTAATTCCAAATATAGCATTATTCCCTGTAAAAATTCCACCCTCGAATCTTCCACCAGTTTGTGCTACACGTGGAGGAATATATAGCGGATAAGATATACCCATAAAATTATTATTAGATATTGTAACATTCATCACAGATGATGCCATATCACTTGTAAAAGCTGTCCTAACACCAAAGCCTCCATTTACTGATTTGGAATTTTGAATGGTATTAATAAAAGAGTTTCCTGTAATTTTTGCACTCCATACTCCAGAAAGAAGGATGGCGGTTTGAGATAATCCAGAAAATTCAAAATAACAGTTTCTAATAATATGTGGCATTTTACCACCGGCCGTCCAGGTGGTAGTTAAATTTATACATACTGCATTGTCAAGAGATGAAATAAACTTAATTCCATCAAATTCGAGGGTGTATACAGCAGCGCCACTTGGGTCAAAAGAATTGCTATTTGATAGAAACATTGTATTGACGCTTCCAGTAATCACTGACGTAGCGCCATCACCTTTTATACAAAAATTTCTATTACTAAGATTTACTGTTGATGTAATATTTAATTTTGTGTCGGCTGGAATGTAAATACCACTAGCTACAGAAGAGCAAGCTGCTTGTAATGCAGCCCAATCAATAGAATCTGACAGCGATGTTACAAACGAGTAAACCATCTGGGCGGCGGTCAACGTTGAGAATCGTTCAGATAGCGGGTGCAGAGCCCCATCTCCGATCGCCCCAAAATCATTTACTGAAACAATATCTGCATTTTTATAATGCAAAGCCCTGGCAATAGCGCCAGTTAATGACTGCCTGGTTTGTACAAGATAATCCCCCTGCCCGGTTCCGGTAGCCGCCAGATTGTCGTAAACAGCCTGAACGTCTTTGGCCTGAGCCAGATTAGAAAAGGTTCCCGCAGTAAAAAGGTTTGCCACGCTGGAGCCAGAACCCCATGCCGCCGCGTCGGTACCCTCCTGGCCCCTTGTGATGGTAAACGTGTCGCCAGAACGTGATGTGACATGCACGATTTCTTTGGCTTTACCTGCTGCCAGTGACGTCAGGGTCACCTTGAAATAGCTTGTGCCTGAAACAGGGGATGGGAAGAGATCGCCCGTTCCCGTACTTACCTGTAGCGTAGTTGATGCGGCGCTGATATCGGAAACGAGCAAAGTAGAGGCATTGTTTGCCGCCAGCATGGTGAGAGCCATTTATCCTCCGGATTTTAGGCAATAAAAAACCCGCTCAGTGGCGGGTTTATTGATTCTACAGACGATGAACTAACCGATAACGATGACTTCACCGCTCAGGTAAAAAGGGATGTGAAGCAGCCCTGAATCAAAGGCCTGCTTAAACAGGTCGGCATATTCATAGCCATTGCTTCTTATCAGCACTCCATCATTGTGATCGTACTGTCGATCATTGAATCCTGTCTCATTGTAAAGTGATGCGTCAGTGAGTTCGGTGTAGCCTTTAGTGATGGTGATAATCATCCCTGTATCCGAAAAAACAACAGAGACAATCCAGTGCTGATCATTAACGATATCCGTACCATCAACACCCGTCAGAAACCGCATAATCCGGCGTTTCAGCCAGGGAATTGTGAAATAAAAGCCATCACCCTTATAAAAATTCCACGTCATGATGCGCTTAAACAGATCGTCTGAAACAACAACCTGCTCCGCCTCTCTGACCCGTTTCCGCCCGTTAAACGGCAACTGGTTAAATCTGATCGCGTTATACGGACCGTAAACCTTGCTTTTACCGCTGACCAGTATCGGAGGCTTAACGCCGTAAATTCCCAGCGCTATCCATCGCAACTGATCGCCAACGTTATAGCCACCGGCAAATACAGGAAGGTTAGCATTCAGCATCCATGAATAAATTTCCTGGGCCATGGTGTTATAGGCGGTCACAAACGCCCGGATATCGTCGTCATCGTTATACTGGGTGTACAGGTATGACTTGATAATTTCATTGAGCATATCAGGCCCCGCTCACGATTACGCCATCAGATGCGATATACCAGTAGCTGAATGGATCACCGCTGATAATGCTCGTTCCTGCATCGACTGGAGTGATGATGCCGTTAACCGTTACGACGACATTCAGGGTGGTGATCAGGCTCATATCCAGCACGGCATTAACCGCTTGCAAAAACACATCTTTCAGGTTGTTAACGTTGAGCGGTTTACCAGCAAAAATGCCATTCACATAGGAAATCGCGTTCGCCGATACCAGGCTGGAAACCGTAGCATCAGTAAGATAGTTGACGCTTTCCGTGCCCCACTGGTAGGTAATGGTGATCCGCTGCTGCAATGGCACAACGAACGGGATGAGATAATTGTCCGGCCAGTCGTTGATCGTAACCACGTTATTGCGCAGGTTTGGTGTCACCACGCCGCCACCCGTCCAGGAACCTGATGCCGTTGTGTTGATACCGATTGAAAATGAATCTGGAGACAGCACGGTAACCGTCAATGGGACATTGTTCACACCTGACATGCCTGTAACGCCGGAAATCTCAATAACCTGTCCGGTGGTATAGCCGTGTGTGATATCGGTCGTTACAACGCCCGGATTAGCGTTCGTTATGCCCGTAACGTTTATATTGCACCCGCTCAGCCTGCTGATATCGCCTGCTGATTTGTAGATGGCTCCAGCCATCTCATAAATATCGCCGCCGCCGCACATGATGACCCAGGAGCTGTCGTTCTGGACAACAGACACAAGTCTGGCCTGCACATTCGCAACATCCGTCAACTTCTGGCGGATAAAACCGGGATACCCCTGCACAGTGGACATTTGCCCCTGCCAGACGCGATCACGAAACTGATAATTGGTTTCCGGATCGCCACCTGGTATACCGGCAACGGGATTGTTACAGGTGAGAACAATATCCTGCGGCAGACTGGTGACAATCTGGTTTACCGTGTTTGCCGGTACTGCCCAGGAGCCCGTCACCGTCCCCTGACAGGTAACAGATGACGTTACCCCCGCTGCCGGAATTGTCGTAGTGTCTACCAGCGCATAGCTGTTCGTGCCGTCAGATACCAAAAAACCCTGCGGAATAACGAAACCTGCCGGACCTGAAAATTGAACCGGTACAGTGGTTAGCCCCTGCGTCTGTTGGGGTGCTATGCCGCTTTGCTGGGCCAGCAGGTTCAGCATCGTCAAGTTCGCTTTCAGTGGCCCTACCGAGTTAATCAGATCAACTCTGGCCTGGTCACATACCAGCAGTGCGCCAACATCCGTACTGACAATATCCTCAATCAGCGAACCGGGTAAATCAGTTGTCAGTCCGGGGGACAGGGCCACCGCCTGAGCAACAAGTTGCTCGCGCAGACTTTCTGCGGTTTGCGGTACCGGGCCAGCCGCGGTATAGCTGACAGACAAATCACTCATACATTCACCTGTGCAATAATTTTTGAGCCTGCATTCGTTATGGCTGAAATGTTGTAAACGGGAGGGTCATCACTGACCATGGCAATTTGTAGCGAGGAAAAGTACTGGCTGAACTGTTGCTGCAGGCGGTTAACGTAATAGGTTGGTAAGATTTGCTGAATAACGGATGCCTGCGCGGGTATGCCGTTATTGGCGAAGAATGGCGACTCCTGGGGAGCTAATTTCAGGTTCTGCACCAGCGTTGTCAGGTAAATGGCATCGTTAAATCCGTACTCATCGGTTTCAACCAGGACCCATTTACCCTCTGAATTTCTGCCATAGGTTCTCATTCGGTAATGTTCCCGCTGAATGAACTGGTTGGCGTACCGGTGTTACCGCCGCCGTTACCGTTCGAATGGCGATGACTGTTCAGCCATGAAACCAGCAAAGCCCAGCCTTCCTGCATTATCGCCGGACTTGTACTGGCAGATGCATCCTGTAATTTCCCGGCCTGGCCTGTCAGTTGCCACATTCCCTGAGTTAGCGACAGGACGGTACTTCCCACCTTCACCGTAAAGCTGTCAGGCGTTGCTATGGCCACGCTCTGGGGTGTTAACAGGAAAGTGCTGTTGCTCGCCTTGTCACGAATGGTGACGCCCTCGGGCCCGTACATCGTCAGCACTTCGCCGTCGACGTCGCTCCACTCGGTATTGCTGATCGGCAAATAGGTCAGGGCGCTGAGATTTGGCGGCTGCGTCAGGTCAGCGGTGCCGCCACCCTGCCCGCTCATGCCGCCGATATACGCATCGGCCGGGATGACAATACCCTTATCGCCCGGCTGCATCGGGTAGCGGATATACTCCGGGCCAAACAGGGGAATAGTCACTTGTGGCAGGGTAAACGGGATATTCGTCAGACTGAACGAAACGGTAACCATTTTACCGGATCGTGAAACAACCGTTGCCGGGAGCGTTTTTCCGGCCAGTTCCATGGCCTGCAATATTTTTTCTTCGGAAAAGTTATTCATACTCTTTCCGAAGTTCAGTCGCTGGCTGATCGTCATTGTGCTGGCCCCGTTGTTGTGAACGCCTCGATGATGGTCACCCAGCTATTAGCATCTGCCTGGCGGCTGTTTCCCACCAGACGTACAGCGCTGACCTGGAACACGCCTGTAAAAGCTGCCTGGTTGCGATATTGTGAATAGGATGAGGCCTGAATGATTGTGCTGGCGCCCGCTGGTAGTTTCAGGAAGTCGCCCACCTGAATATCAGCGCGCATGACAGTTCGGATCATGACCTTGTTAAATTCAATCCACGTCGGCTGACCAACCAGATCAGTAAATTCAAGCTGAATGGGAGCGTTTTTTTTCGTAGTGGTCAGGCTGTCCCAGGCGCGAATTTCTTTGCCAGGGAAAATGCATAATTCAACGCCTGAGTAATTCTGATCTCTGATGATGCTTTTGCTGATGGATTTAATATTTGCCGCCAGTTGCTGCACGCTTGAGCAAAATATTGGCGCGTCATAGTTCATCACCAGGTTATCGCTGATTTCGATCTTAATTTTGTAATCCGGGTAAGCACGTTGCAGGGCAAAATATAACGCTATAGATAGCTTCTGCCCCTTACCCCATGGCATCGTTATATTGACAGGGGAACTTATCGACCCGGCGACAGCCGTGATTATCATGTCCAGAGATAATTCAGTCCCCTGCCAGTTCCCGAAAGGCTGCTGAATTTCGCCTTCGAGCACTAAACCGCTTTGCTTCTGTTTGGCTAACGGTAGCCCCTTTGACATTCCGGCAAAGCCTTTAATGGTCATGCCGAACATGTTTTGCTGGGCCTGCTGCATTTCTTTGATGCTGACCCCGTAAACCCTGACCAGGCTGGAGCCCATGGGGGTGGACATGCCGTACTTCTGAATATCGAACTCGACCATCAGGCAGCCGGGGTTAAAATTTCCGTAGTCATCCAGGCTCTTATAGCGCCTGTACAACTTCCCCTTTTTATCGAAGATCTGAAAGTCATAGAAGCGCATCAGGTTGTAACCTCTATTTGCCCATTTTTCTCACGCCAGATCAGGGTTGTTGAGGAAAACACGCTATAGATAAGGTTGATACCGCCAGTGGATACAGAGCCAACCATGGGCGTATTCAGGATGGTATTACCTGAATTGTCGGTGATCAGCAGGTACCAGCGCTGGGCAGAGATATTCCACTTTATCTGGCAGTTATAGACCGTGCCATCCAGTACCGGCGTGAACAGCATGCTTTCTCGCTCATTGCCAGTAAACGTATAAAGTTCTGTGCTCATAGGCCGAATGTTCCACTGAGTTTACCCACCAGGCCAACGATGCTGGATGCCACACCTGACACAGCGCCACCCAGCGATGTGTTGCCCAGCGCGGCAACGGTGTTGGTCCATGACGCATCAGTCATCTTCGTACCGCCGTCAATTTTGCTGAGAAAGCTGTTAACAGCCTGCTCCGCTCCGGTTTCCGTAACCAGGGGTTGCTCAAAATCCCACATCCAGGAACGCTGAGGGACTGGCTCGCTTGAGCTGGTCACATCCTTGACGGTGCGCAGAATGCACCCGCTGTAAATCAGCGCAGGGGTGGCGATAATGAATGTTCCGCCCAGGTTTGCATGCGCCTGTAAAACAGCCTGCAGCGCACTGATCGTTACCAGCTTTGTCATCGCCCCGGTATTTTCGTTGACCGGGGCATCCATCAACAGGCTGATGCGCAACGGCTGGGCCAGCAGCGCGTTAGCCGCCACGGTCTGGTTAGCGAACGGATAGCGGGCAATGTCATAATCAACCAGCGTACCGCCCTGTACCGGCCGCCAGTGGCAGAAATACTTATCCAGATCGGTCAGGTTTATCGCGCCACCGATTAGCCCCGTAACAAAGCTGGCGCTTTGCGTCAGGGCCACAATCGGCAGCATGCCGCCAGGTATGCTTTGCGCTATACCGTCACAAAGAATAACCGGCGATATTTCAAAACCGAGTTTGTAGAGCTCGCGAGTGAAAGCCATTATCCGGTAACCCCAAGTTGCGCGCCGGAAACAACTGCGTTGCCGCCGGTGTTGTTGAATATCTGGATCACCGCACCCTCACTGACCCGGTAGCCAGCGCCCTCTTTTTGCGACATAGCAGAAATGAGTTTTGCCAGTACCGCAGGATTGTTCAGATCGAGTTTCTCGTTTTCACCAAACCGGGTTGCTTTGACAACGTGCCGGATGTATTCGGCGGTGTCGTTTTCGTTCGATGGCGCCCATTTTTTGGCGATATCACTTACTGTATTCACCCCACGTGAGCCATAAATCTGCAACTGCTTGGCCGCAGCCAGTACCCCCTCATCAAGGGTGGGGAACACCGCAAAATCACCACTTCTGGTGTTGTGCGTTCCATACCCCTCAGCCCATCTCAGGTTTGTCGGGTTATTAAAACGGTCTGCAATGGTTCTGCCGGACGCGTTAACGTTGGCTGGCTGTGAATCAACAGGTGTCACGGCTCCGCTGGAAAAGAAGCGTTTAACGCCTTTCAGCCAGCCCCACACATGCGGGTCATCGTCGCTGCCTGGTACATACTTCTTCCCGGTCTGCGGATCAACGACAGTGTCGTTTCCTAGAATCGATGACCCCGAGGTTACGTCAGCCGCCGACAGGTTGGTTTTTCCGACAATCCAGTCGACGACTTTTCCGATCACGTTCCCCAGCTTCTCAACCTTCGTCATAAAGTCTTCGACGTCTTTGGAGAACTCCGGCGAGGCCAGATAATTGCCAAAGCGCTGAATACCACCCGACAGGTTGTCAATCCATTTGCCCAGTTCAGGCGATTTCAGGACGGTATCAATCGCCACTGAAAGCGAGTCGGATAATTTAGTCAGTGCCGGGGTGAGCGGGGCCAGACCACGAATAAACGTGTTACGGATGCTCTGGCTACTGAAATCCAGTTGTACGTTAAAGTCCTGCCACTGTTTCGCTTGCTGGTCGGTGATCTGCAACAATCTGGCGTCGCGCTGCGCGCGCTTATCCATGGCATCCAGTTCCGCTTCGCTCATGTTTTTGAAGCGGTTCAGGTCGTCCAGGGTAAAGAAATTGGTTAAGCCGTGGGCCTGCGCACCCTGTAACGTGCTGCCGTTCTGCACGAAAATATCACGCGCATTGCGGATCATTTGCGGCAATAACTGGTCAGGTGAGCGGTCAGGGTTGTTAATGCCCATGGCGCTGAACTGCCAGCGCTTTGACAGGTCCATCTGGGCATCACGGATAGCCCCTAACGTCCCCGTTGGGTTGCTCAGCGCACGCTGGTAGTTGATCGCCGTGGAGTCAAGGGCACCTATAGACGTCCCGAGTCCGAGAGAGGTAAACCGCTGCGCACTGGCCACAGAAGCCAGGCGGTTAATACCAAACAGACCGCCCGCGCCCAGTACGCCAGTAAACACACCTACGATGCCGCTCCACGTCAACAGGCTCGTAGTGGCGTCTTTGATATGTCCGGCCAGCGATTTGGCATCCTTTGTCGCCGCGTTCAGGAAGCCTTTGGCATTACCGGCATTACGGCTAAAGTCGCCCTGGTGCTTCCCTGCCCGTTCCAGATTGGTGTTCAGGCGATCGATGCCGCTGTTAATCGACAGGATAGCCGCCGCGCCGTCGTTAAACGCCTTTGTCAGCGCCTCGGTTTCGGTCCTGGCCTTTGCCGTTTCCTTCCCGGTGTCAGCGATGCCCTGAGCGCTGCCGCGCCATTCCTCCGGCAATCCCTTTAACGCAGCCTGATACTCGTTGAACTTTTCAATAAACGACTGAAACTTCTCATCATTTACATCAATTTCAACTATTGTTTTAGCTGCCATTGAAGCTTCCCCTGTCTTTTAGCGCTGCAATGATGAATCTCTGGCGGTACTGCGCGGGGCTGGAAAACTCCGCGTCGCTGATTTCACGGATCACCCGCCAGAAACCCTCATTAGACGCCCAGTCTAGGAGGGTATGAATGATGTTTCCGGCTGGGCATTCTGGGTCGAGGTATCGGTATCCTGACTCGACGTCAGCAAGGAATCTCGGAATTCCGTAACGCTCGATACAGTGAGTTGCCCACCGTACATGCCGATCACCGCCCCCACCGTCGGTGCTATCAGTTCCCGTTTCTGAATGGCAGAGGAAACCATAAAAAAAACGATTTCCCCTTCAATTTCCCGGTACTCGTCCAGCAAGACGATTTGTTGTTTCAGTGCGGTATCAAGCGGAATGATCTTCCATGCGCTGCCGTCGTTATAAACGACAGATGCCAGCCTTTGCATTTCATCAAGAAGCCCCGGCCCCTCCGACGCTCCCTGCTCTTTCAGCTTTTTGCGCAGCATCATTGCGGCCACGCGCGCTGCGCCAATACCGCCGATTTGAGTAATGAAGTTATTGAACAGGTTACCCAGCAGGAAGCAGTGCTCCTCTACCACTTCATACGGGAACGGGAGAACATGCAGATAGACGGGTAACGCACCATCACGATTGATGGTGCTGACCAGATTTAATTTTTTGTCGATTTTCACGGATTAGATCCACATGTTGTCATTGGTGGTCAGGTAGCCGCCAATGGTGACCACATACCCGGCATCCATACCGTTGAACGGCAGTTCGTTAAAGTTCAGCAGGTAGCAATTCAGCAATGTGAAGTTACCGAACGTTGTGGCATCCGGGGTGATTACAACCTCACCCAGTGCGGTATCAGTGGCGAAGCGCTGCTGATAGCTGGCCCCGAGTCCTTGCGTTTTCAGGAGGTGAACCGTCACCGTTACCTGCTGGTACGGCGTCTGGCTGCCGACAGTCCCGGTCATGGTCGGAATAATGTCAGTAGCGGCGTTATCCGGCCGCATACTGATACCGTCTTTACCCAGGTACGATGCGGTGACGTTAAGCGCCGGGACGTCTGTAACAGACAAGGCGCCACGGACGCGATTAAGAAATCCCTGCGGCACTAATGGGTTGCCCATTTTTTACGCCCCTACAAAGTTGGTTACGTTGAGGTTAAAGGTGATGGATTCGAAGCCACGACGCGGGGTCATGATGGCGCTGAGCCCATTGTATTTGCCATCCTGATAATCGGACGGGTTCAGACTGGTGTAGTTGCTGAACGGCACCGCATTGATTACCGCATTACCGGCATACGTGCCTTTCTCATACTCGGCGTTGAAATCAGCCTGGGTCAGTTTGGCGTTGATCACCTGTCCCAGAATCAGACCGTAACTGATGCCAGTACGCAGTGTTTTGAGTGCACGGTTTTGCAGTCGGTCAATACCAGCCTGCTCGTAGTACAGCGGGTTAACGGTGGTATTCGAACCGTTGATGATCTCGTTAGCCAGATCCACCTCAAGGTTAATCGCGCACCAGGCCACCGAGTACCAGTAGTTGAACGGGTTGCCATCAAGCATATGGCCCGCTACCAGCATTTTATTGCTAAGGCCTCCCTCGGCCGCCGTTCCAACGTAGTTGATATCGTTGTCCTGGAGGTTTTTCAACAGGGTGCTGTTGCCCTCAATCGGGTATTCAGTGACGCCGTACAGGAAGCGGTACGCCATCGGGGAAACCATATTAGAAGAACCGGGGTCGTTCGCCAGAGAGGACTGGAACGCCGTAGCCATTGAAAATTCAGTGGTGGCAATCGTCGGGGCTTCCACGCCTGCAAATACGCTTTTATTACCCGTAGCTTTCCATGACTGCCACGTTGCAAGGCTGCACGTAATAAAGAAATAAACCAGTGCATCAGGAGATGTGTATTCGCCTGTCAGCGTCTTGAATGTCGCCTCGGAATCCCACTCGCGTGGCACCAGATAGGAAAAGAACTTCTGATAAGTGTTGCCAAGCGATACATCTTCCGCGATGAAATCGGCAAGCGCTGCGATAGCGTCAGCATTCGAAACCGCGCCAAGCTCCAGCACGTAAACTGCGCGGCTTGTGCCCTGGGACCAGAACGAGTTATTCATCTGAACAATCTCGTTAGCCACAACCGTTTTTACGGATCCCATTGTGGTTGCCGTGCCAGGGTTGCTGGTCAACGGATAGGTAAAGGTGTTGGTACCAGTGACGGTCGCAGTGTACGCGCCGTTATAGCCAGTTGGTGCAACGCCAGAGATGAGGACCGGGACCTGTGATCCGTTAGTCCAGCCATGTGCAGCGCTCAGCGTGACAGTGACCGTACCGGTTGCCCAGGCGATAGTTGAAATCGCTTTTGCGGGTGCCAGAATGGAAGCCAGATCAGTTTTTGCGGTCAGCAACTGATATTCGCCCGCATTCAGCGTAGTGCCGCCAACGGAAATCAGCGCACCGGATTTGAGCAGTTGCGACGGTTTCGGTGGGTTAGTCACCGACACTTTAATTTTGACGATCGTCATTTATTTCTCCGGGCTGATGGAAGGTATGGAAAATGCCACCAGCTTGCGCGCCACGTTGCGCATCCGTTGCTGGTAGTAGTTAACTTTGAATTTAATGGTCTTTCGCTGGGCGATGATGTTCAGCTCGTTTTGCGTGACTCGCTCATCCTGCACAACAGGGATATTCATCACGCCAATTTCAGCGCTGTCGCTTTTCGTGTATTCCTGTACATAACGCAGGAAATCCAGCGTTTGCGCATTACGCAAACCGGTTAGCGACAGCGTCACATCTTCCGATACCAGTTGATACTGGTTCTGCTGGTCGTCCAGATAAAACGCCCCGGCAATCGGGGTTGTATTAGCGCACTTCACCGTTGCGAACGGCGGCGAAATGTTTTGCGATGACAGCATGGCCGGATACATCGGCATGTACTGATTCAGCGTCAGCCAGACAGGTAACGAGCTCGAAACAACCACATCGGTGAGGTCGATATCATCGGCAGAGTTAATGATCTGCGACCGCATGTGCGGGAAAATCGCTTCGCCGGTGTAGTGGTAGAGATTGGCCGGTTCGTTCAGGCCTATACGCCGTGAAAACGAGAATTGCAGGCCAAAGAATTCGCCGATGTAGAGGACGTCAGATCCGATATCGTTAAACGGGTCAATATCAGACTGCGCGGTAAACGTCACAACGTTGCGGTCGTAAAGCTGCTCGTCGTTCTGAATTGTCTCGGTCGTCAGGTGCAGATAACCTTTAACCTGTACGGTGTCCTGCGTCGGATCCGCAACATCAGTCAGCGATGCTTTTACCCAGAACACGAAACCGTCCAGCGGAAGGACTTTGTGAATGTACCGGGTAAATGTCACCTCCTGATAGCGGCTAAGGTCGTCAAGCCCGTCAGTGAGTGCGGCGTTAAGCTCTGTTTTTGCGTTATTTAATTCACTCAGGGAAGGCATTCAGCACCCCGCTTACCCAGGCGCGCATGGCTGCCTGATAGGTTCCGGTATCAATGAATGACGGACGAGGAGGTCCTTTTTTGTTCTTGAAGCGTTTGGAAATACCATCCAGCGCCCTTCGCGTTGGTACGCCGGGCATGCCGTTCATCTCCTGGTTGTCCAGAAAGGCAACGAAGAGGTTGTGAGTTTTAGACATAGCTTCGGCGAGCGGTTCGCGTGACGGCGGCGCGCCAGTAAGCATATTCTCCAGGCCTGCAGCAAGGTCATCAGCCATAAAGCCGATTATTTCGTTGCTGTAGCGGTCAAAGAACGTCTGCATGATCTGGTATTTCTCTTCGAGGTATTCAGCCACGTCCCCGGTTGTGGTGTCCTCGTCCTCGTAGGGAATATCGATAACCCCGAGATGCAGCGTTATCACGATAACCCCCACAGACTCCCGAACTGCTGGGCAATCATCAGGTAGCGGCGGCCCCACGGGTCTTTCAGCATCTGCAGATCAGCCAGAGACAGGTCTTTGAAGAAATCCGGTACCAGCCTTTGCGCACTGGTCGCGTTGTCACTGGCCCCGGTGATAACCCCCGCAGTGAAGTCGTTAAGCTTCAACTTGTCGCGGTTCCCGGCGAATACCGATTCAGTCCCGTAGTTGACGAGAAACGACGCGGCGAGGTTATAAACGGCGACCGCGTAAAACTGAGGCATCACCATTTCAATGTCCTGGTTTACCCACTCAACCGCGCCGCCGTAAGCCAGAGAGATTGACGGCGAGTTGTCGGGAACCTGCGTGGCGTCAATGCCCATATCAGTTCGAACGAAGTCGATAAATCCCGACAGACTGATGGTCATTTTTTCTTACTCCCGGCTTTCTGAGTGCCGATAGTTTCATTGACAACTGGCGCGTCTTCGTTTTCTTCGCGCCCTTTCATTTGCTCAGCAGAAAACTCAAGCTCCCCGCTGTATCCGGTTCTGTTTTCAGAAAGAGTCTTATCAAGGGCAGCCAGTGAAGCCTGGCGAATCTGATGCGCGCCGCGGGACAGGTGATCGTCGTTATCGCGAATGGCCTTTTCGATGACGCTGGAAACTACCGGCTTATCGATGTTGTAGCAAAGACCGACAAACGCCTTACTCTGGTCAATATTTCGGGAATTGATCAGGCCGTAAATTGCATGGTGCTCGATTACCGCGTTTACCTCATCGCTTGAGCCATCCAGAACCATCATTTGCGAACCTGGTTCAATGGGGATCTGACGTAGGCGACCAGTTTCAAGAACGCGATAAACAAAAATGTTGCGCTGCTTGGTTGTATTGGCGACGAAAAGTTTCATTTTGACCTCATAAAAAAGCCCCTGTCGGATCACCGAAAGGGGCTTAAGATTTGTTGGTTTGTTAAAAACTTATGGGTTACGCGCTGTACGCCATCGACAGGATGGTGATTGCTTCCGGACGGACACCCCAACCAGACGTTGAACGCAGCTCGGACAGCACATCAACAGCACCACCAGGGATCGGCGTAGGAATTTCACGCGGTGCCGCCATGTCACACCACATCAGTGCGTTTGCCGCCAGGTTCGGTGACAGTTTCGCAAATTCGTTGGTGTTAATGGTTGAATTCACCATCGGCGTTTCAATTTCCGGGATGGTGATAACCACTGCATCCGTACCACCAGCACCTTTCCCGATCAGCGTGTCGTCATAAACCCAGTCAACCTGAACACCTGCCGCAGCGAGGATCGCTTCAATCATCCCTGAAACGGTTGCAGTGCCCGCACCTACGCGTTGATAGGAGGTGAGCTCAACAACTTTTTGGATTTCCATCGTACCCAGCACGCGCTGCGGTCCGCAGATAACGACGCGTAACTGGCGCCCTAACTGCATGGTACGAGTCAGAGCAGCCTGAACGTGCCCAAGGATGTAAACGGCAAGTTGGTTTGCGTCATACGTCAGGACGGTAGTATTACCATTGCTGTCTGCTGGCAGCGTTTCAGTCGTCGCACCAGCGGTATTCAACAGCCCTTCTCCGCTCGCCGGGTTCATGCCATACAACAGGATGTTGCGCAGTTGCTGGAAAATGCCCTGGCGCATGCCGAGGCGCTGCGCTTCCGGAAGTGCGATATTCCAGCCGCCAGCCGCCGCTACGTCGTGGTGATCGTAAATACCACGGCAGCGAAGCAGGTAGGATGGCGTTGAAATCATCCGTGCTTCCATTGCAACGCTGGGCAACTGGTTAGCGTTACCAGACTGGCTTGATGCTACCTGCGTGCGAATGTCGAGACGACGCATGTAAGCGTATTGATCGCCAACACCCAGGCGAACCTGCGGGTTACCGCTGGCGATGGTTTCTAACGCGCCGGACGCCTGCTGCTGACCAATGATCATTTCAGGAGCAATGTACGACGGGTTCACGATTGTATAGCTGGGGGTAATTGCAGCCATTTAATTCAGCTCCCGATTAAAGTAAGACCAGCGCGCAGTTGTCGTTGTTATTCCAGGTCAGGAAACCGGTACCGCTGTCATAAGAGACAGTTTTCGAGTTTCCAGCCTGGATAGACAGGACTTTCACTGGCAGGGTAAATGCTGCTACTGCCGCAGCGTTCGGCGCTGCCACGGTAGCCTGAGTGGTTGCTGCACCAGATGGTACGGTTGCAGGAACAAATGTCAGGGTAGTGGTGGACGGTACCGATGTTACGTAGTAGGTGCCGTTGTAATCAGCCGGAACCGCGCCACTCAGCGTGATGTACTGGCCCGCTGCAATGCCATGCGCCGCTGCAAAGGTTGCCGTAGCAACGCCATTGGCGTAGGCAATAGCGGTGGTGGTCAGGTTACCGCCGGCATACGCCGCAGCCGCAGCCGTGGTCAACTGGCTGTTAACAAAGTCGAACGCCAGAGGAGTTTTCACCGAAGCGCCAGTGGTGCCCAGTGCGACAACCGCAGAGGATGCTTTCAGCGGAACGCGCATGTTTGATCCGATGCGGTAAAACGAGACACTCATACCAGATGCAAACTGCGGCACAGGGGATTGCGGAGTGGTCAGGCCGTTGTGCGCCTGGTTAAACACCGTGAAGCCTTCCAGTTCGCTGACGCTGGCAGCGCGGCGAATGGTGGAACCTTTCGGGCTTGATGCGGTACCCGGCAGCAATTCAGCAACCGGCAAACCTCCCCACATCGGGGTGGTTTCTGTTGGTGCCACAGTGCCTGACGCAAGGTTAAAACGGTTGGCTGGATCATCCAGCGCCACACCCTGAATCAGCCCATCGGACTGCACACCGAAGGAGCCACGAGCATTGGTGGTTGCCATCGGGTTAAGAGATAAGTTAGCCATGCTTGAGAGCTCCCATTAAGCCTGGTTGTTGAATGCGAGGACCTGGCGTTTACCAAGTTTGAACGGCGCCCATGCTGCAGCCGGGTCACCTTCGAAAGTGCTGATCATGCGGCCAGTCGCATCAGCGCGTTTAATTTCACGCAACTGACCGGGACCGACAGACAGGCTCGCTGCGGATTGCGCATCAGCGTAAATCTGTTTCTCGGCGATGTTCAGCAACTGAGCGTCGGCGATAGCGGACAAATCCACACCTTTGAAATCCGGTGAATGCTCCTGCAGTTTCACCAGCAGGCGGCGACGGTATGCCAGAGGCTTCTCACCAGATACCGGTGACGGTGCACGCTGACCGAATGCGGAGAAAACGGAGTCCGCTTTGATCTGAGCATCAGCCAGTTCATTGCGGTCCGCGTCGGATAACTCAGTCGGAATGCGGCTTCTCAGCTCAGCGATTTCGAGACGCAGATCGGAATCCGCTTTTTCTTTTGCCATGCGCTCGGCTTCTTCGGCGTCGGCTTTCGCTTTTTCATCAGCGTCCGCTTTCTCCTTCGCGGCCTTTTCCTCGGCATCGGCTTTGGCTTTCGCCTCTTCCGCTTCTTTTGCCTCTGCGTCAGCCTTTTCTTTCTTGGCTGCCTCTTCGGCGTCAGCTTTGGCCTTAGCGTCGCGTTCTTCGTCAGCTTTAGCCATTCGCGCATCAATTGCTTTGTTGATAAGCTCTACGATTTTGTTCTCGTCCATCTTTTCAGCCTCTTTGGGAATGGAATCAGATTTAACACCAGTGGGGTTAAGGAGCTTGTCCCATACGCCCTGTTCACAAATTGCCACGTGGTCCAGCAATACCGGGGAACCCTCCACCAATAGAGGCTGACCATCGACTTTGATGATGGCGTCCTGTATCTCGCTAAACGTGACGGTCGGAGAGGTGCTGAGTTGCCTGGTCGCCATGATTTCGGCGGCTTCGGCGTCATACACGCGGGCGATAGCCCACACCTCGCCGTTATTAGCTACCCAACTGTTTGTCAGGGTGCCGATAACACGTTTCGCGAATTCATCGCTGTCGAGCTTGTTTTTCTCCGGGTGAAGCCAGATAAGCGGGACGCCCGCCACGCGCTGGAGAAATTCGGGGGTGAGATAGTCATCCGGGTTGCGGAATGCCATCTGTTGATCTGCTGAACGCCACGTAACACCAGTTCCGGTAACACGGATGGCGTACAGCCACATGTTGATAAAAAATTGCGGACTGCTCAGTGTACCGTCGGCAATCAGAGCGGCAACATCGGTTTCGTTGAGCGGCTGACCGGCCATGACTGCGGCAAACGGTGGATGTAATGGCTTGGGCATATCATCGATGCTGAACCAACCGGCGGAAAGTGACTCATCGTTAATCACAGCTTCAAAATTCTCTGCGGCGTCAGCCCGGTACGTCAGGTAATCACCTGCCACGCTGTAAGGCGTAAGCGGCCCGTCGTACTTATAGCCGGTCTCTTCCAGCACCTCGCGCCGCGCTGCCGCTTCTGCCAGTTCTCCAGGCTCCAGTTTTCCGCCCGGCGGACACCAAGTACCGTCATCGGATCGCTGAATGAGGAAGATTTTCTTTCCCTGCCGGAACATGATGCCGCTAGCAAAAATAGCCACGTTTCAATGCTCCTATGTCTTTTTCATTGACTCCAAGAACTTGCTTCCCTTTTGGGTAAGCATGTAATCGGGAATGCTGCGGAGGTTGTACAGGTAGGTCACATAGCACCGACAAAAAACCTCTTCGCCTGGCTGGGTGATTTCGTCGAGATAACCAGCGGGTCCGGGCTTCACGTAGCCGTTTTTTTTCGCCCAGTTACCACGGATGAGATAGACCAGTTTGTCTCTCTCTTTGTGGTCTTCCCGGTAATCATATCCAGCCTGCCGCCAGTGGCTGTGCCACTCTGCCGCGATGGCGTTGTTGTTGGTTGCGATCAAGTTGTCGATGTTGGCGATCAGCTTGTGATTCTGGTCAATCATCACTCGCCTGGCTTCATAATCGACCTGCTCAGCGCTTTTTTGGATGTGGTCGCAGTTGTAATTAACCCCACTGCGTGATGATGGTGACAGTCCACCACCAACATAATCCTGTACCGGTATGCTGGTTGCCCAGCCGCTGAATCGCTGCACGGTTTTGTTAATCGCCGCCGTGCGGTTAAGCTTTATCAGGTCAGCGCTGGCAAGAATACGGCGATCAAGTTCGCTTCTAAGGTTTGGCTCCATGTAATTCAGCGTGAAGCGTGAAATTCCATTGTGACGTTCCAGCGCTCCAGCTTTGCTTACCTGTAAGTCATAAGTCTGCCTTAGCTTGTTCGACACCATCCCCATGTAATCTTCATCGGTTTCGCTTTCTGCGGCTTGCCGGATGATGGACTGCCAGCGTTCCAGCTCCTGCGATGACGTATAACCGTTTCGAAGAAAAAACTTCACAGCCTCTCTTACTGTGCGGGTGAACTGACTCATAGGCTCATTCCGCCTGGTATTGATGCCGGATCAGGCTGTGATGGTGGAGGATTGTCACGCAGCGATTCGTAATCCAGATCGATACGTTGCGGGAACAGGTTTTCGTTGGTATTAGCGTTTTCGCAGGCCCACTTAATGAGCGTGGTCCTGTTTTCCGGATCGGCCTCAACCTGGGGAAGCAACACTTCCATCATGCCGATGATTGCTTTAAAGCGGATATCATCAACCTTCACTTTCTCGCTTTCCGGCTCTTTCAGGGATGACGGCCAGCGGTACTCGAAGTTGTTTATCCAGGACTGAAAATACACGCTGTAGGTGTCTTCCAGTTCAGGGATGTCAGTGCGAAGCGACTGGAAAAACAGGATGCTCCACGCCCGGTACTGGCAAATGCGGATAAAGAACTCGTAAACCGTCTCCAGCCAGCGGCGCATGTCATCAACGTAGACAGCGACAGCTTTGGCGTCCTCGGTACCTTCACCGAAGCCCTGCGTGAACGTCTCGCTATTCAGGAGAATGGCTGGCATATCAGCAGCGGCAGCGATGTTTGCAAGGATATGATTTCGTGAGGAATCCAGCGGCTTTTCAAGGTTGCTCAGATCGATAGACTCGATAATGTCCTCGCTCCCGACCTGGAGAACTTCTCCCGTCTTCCCGCGTTTCAGCATCATGCGCTTGATGCCGCCCAGCGCCTGCATGGCTTTGTTTACGATTGAGCTGGCATTTTTGATGCGTGCAACCAGCAGGCCGCCTTTCACCGCCACCATGTCATCAGTGCGCATGGTCTGAATGAACGATTTCAGCGGGAACAGGGCGCGCTGGTAAACGCTGCGACCGGTGAATCCGAATGCTGCCGGGTTGTACGCCAGATAAAGCGGATCTTCGTTCTGCAACACCACGCAGCGCGATTTATGATACGCCTTGCCTGCTACCTTGATGCCATCGACTTTCTGGAAGTCCTGCGCATTTGGGTCCTGGTTCAGCACGATAGAACCTGCCGTGTTCAGCGGGTCCAGAATGTTAAAGCTGACGTTGTGCTTGTACAGGGTCCGGTAGTCCAGAGCCTGTGACGGTTCCTGATTATCCACCAGCATGGCAATTGCCGATGTGCCGTAAATCCTCGCTATGCGCGCGGCGGCCGCAATGTGCTGGTCTGCTTTCAGCGCTTTCCATTCTTTCTCGAACGCGTCACGCAGGCGCTGCTCAAGCGAATAAGTTTGCGCAATGTGGACGGTGCGCGGCTCATTCATCGCCATCTTAATCGGGCGATCAACCATCTTGCCGCCCAGCGGGTGGAAAATGTAAATCGTTTTGCAGGTCTGATAACCAACGCTGCTACCAGGCTGGATATCTTCACTGTCGAGCAGCGAGAGCAGCTCCGGCGAATAACTGCCGATCTGGATATCATCTTCGTTCATTGGTCATCTCGTCAGACGGCATCACCGCTACCAAACGCGAGTATCAGCCCGTAGGTGTAACAGTCGAGCAGGTCGTCAGCGCGCTTGTGAGCGTTTTTATCGGCCAGGTGGAATCGTGATACCTGCTTGTGCAGGTGATTGGCGGTTTCGCCTTTGAATACGGCTGTTTTGGCGTATGCATGCCCGGATATTTTCGCCAGTTCTCGGTAGTGATAGCCGGACGCCATAATCGCGCGCTCGTCTTTACCTTTACTGGTCAGGGCAGACTCAATTTTGTTTACCGGCCAGCCAAGGCTTTCGCCTTTTTGCAGCAGGATTGAGCCCATGCTCGCGTCTTCGATAAACAAGCCCAGGCTGCCATTCACGGCCACGCACTGCCCGGAAAGTTCATTGAGGTGATCGAATACCGATGGAAGCCACGTTTCCAGCAGCGCTCCATCAATCTGAACAACGTCCCAGTCGAGTATCGTCAGGCGTGTACGCCCGGGCCGGGTATCGACCGCATAATACACAACGGCGGTGCCGTCGTGCTCTGTGCCGCCTTTAACAGCGGTGTCCAGCACGGCGAATACGGCCTCGCACATGTCGGGGTAATCGACAGGCTGATCCTGACTTTCACCCTCAAACCATTTGCGAACATCGAAAAGTGATGCTGCTGACCAGTCGACGAACTGAGCTAAATACTCCTGACGGAAGACGCGCGGATCGCTATTCTTCTCTTCCAGCTCGAGTTCTTCGCGTGGTACGTGTGGGTTAGATGACGTCGGAGCGTGGTGCTCAATAAAGCCTAACGACTTGTTGTTGCAGATGGCGTAGAAAAAGTTCTCCTCGTCCACGCCGTCGGGTGTCGAGAATACGTAAGCCCGTCCTTTCGTCGTCAGCAAGGTGGGTTTAATCGACTTGGGCCATATCTCCTTCAACATCTCAGGGGATTTGGTGAAAGCGGCCTCATCGATCAGGATGATTTCGTATTCACGGCCACGGCCCGCAAGTTTGTTGTCGTTGGTGACCCAGAAGTCAATCTTGCCGCCGTTTTTCAGCAACAGACGCTTTTCCTGTCGGCTAAAGCTCTTTTTCAGCGGCAACAGGATTTCTTCGAGCTTGTCGTAAATCTCCTGATACTGCCGGTATTCAGCGGTGAAGATGCCGACGCGACCACCGAGCGAGATATCCATACCGGGGCGTTTAAACTGCGCGGTGGCATACGTTACCGCAGCGCTGGACAGCATGAAGGTTTTACCCCAGCGGCGACCGCAGCGGACCGCGTGCAACTGGTCATCCCAGGAGTCAGACCAGACCTTTAACTGCCCGTCGTGCAGCGTAGGCAGGTAAATGTCAGCCATGGTTATCTTCCCGGTATTGGCAGGGCGTTGTGCACGACGATGGCGTTATCCCGATCGCCGTCTTTCATCACGCCTATTTCAAGCTCAACTTTTTCAGTGGCCGCCTCGCGATACGCCGCCTCAATCTGCATCTTGACGATATTGCCCTTGGTGTACTCCAGGGACTCGATGCGCGCCGTATTGCGGTGCATGGCTTTCTCAGCAGCAGAAATCAGGGCATGTAATTCTTTGGCTTTCTCTTCTCCGGCAACCTCAAGCTCTGTCTGCCAGCGCCCGATATTCTCAGCCGCCGTCAGGTTCGCCGCGCGCAGCCAGAAAAGCTCATCGTCGAGCGTGAGCATCTGGGCGTCTTCGGTAATCGCGTCAGAGAGCAGCATCCGACGACCGTAGCCGCCGTGTTTGAGCGCGTGCTGATTGCCGGGCTGAAAGGGTTTTATTGGCGGCGCGTGGCGCGATCCGCGAATAGGTTTCGTTTGTGGAGAAATTTCAGTGCTGCCTGCTTCACGGGGATTCTTTTCACCCTTCCCGGTTTTACTGGCCTTGTCTTTCCCCTTCTGCGAATTCGCACTTTTTTTCGCACTGCTTTTTTGCGAATTCGCACCGTAATTCGTAACTTTGATATAGCGTTTAGCAGTGGCGTAATTCAGTCCCTGCGCTTCACACCAGTCTTTGGGGGAAATACCGGATTTATCATGCTCGGCGAGGAACTGGTCTTGCAGTGCTCCCCAGTCCGGTTTTGCCATGTTGAATCACCTGCGATTGACATTATCGAAGCCACTCAGTGAGTGGCCTCTGTAATGCCGTCAGTCTTTCAGAAACTCTCTTACTGGGGCGTGGGACTCAGCGGAATAAAGCGTTGCACCATCCACCTCAACAATGACCATTGCGTGTGGGTTGGCGTTTTCGTTCAGCCATTTCACCAATGGTTTTGAGGCAGACTTAAAGCTGTTGTAGTCGTAACGGCTTTTTGCTTCATCAGTATCAGCGGCGGCTTTTTCTTTCTGGGGATCGACATTTTTAAGTGCGTTAAGAGTGGCTTGCTTAACTTCTTCAAAGCATACTTTTTGCTCGAAAGTTTCATACATACCGCCGCCCATGTCGTACCACTGCCAGCATTTGCCGAACTCACGATTCAGATCGTTATCATTCAGCGCGTCAATCAATGACAGGTCGGTAATCGCCTCTTCATTTTCAGGCTGGTAACCTTCGCCAATTGCAGCTTTGACGTATTCGAGCATTTCAGCACGCGGAGGATTAAGTGCAGCTTCAACCGCTTCATAAACCGGCGTGCACACCATGCTGTCGATGCCATAGGTGCGAATCGTTTTGGTTTCCAGTTGATCTGGAGCGGTAAACAATTCAATCACGCTGTTTTCGTGGTAATTCAGGACTGGCTTGCTGGTCGAATAACCTTCATGGATGAGTTTTTCCAGCTTACCTGCAATCATTACGGTCCCGATATGTTGGAACAGTTTTACATGCCAGTACTTGATTAATTTCATTTTGGTTACCTTTTAGGTGTGAGCCTGCCGCATGGCAAAGCCGCCAAGAGCGAGCGACTCGCCCAGGCTCACTACTGAAAGTCTCTCTTCGGAATGCGCATGCGAAGCGCAATAAAAAGCCCCGCGATTGCGAGGCTGTGATGATTTGTTATCCCACCACCGGGCCGGATGTGCTCGTTGCTGTGGAATCTGGAGCGGCTGCCGCTTCTGCCTGGAGTTGTTTTAGTCGGACCTGAACCAGCGCTTCCACCTTATCGGCTTCGGCCTTTTCCGCCGCTGCGGCTTCCTGTGCTTTCGCTTCGGCGTGAGCTTTGAACCAGTCACGGATTTTTACCCAGCCACCAGCGATGAGCAGAAACGCACTGGTGATGGCGGAGAAGTACAGCAATAGTGTTTCGAATAACGTCATTTCGTTTTCCCTTGCCTGAGTTGCTCGGCCTGCCTGATGGCGGCCAGTTGGTTGTTTGCTTTCTCTATCGCAGCCAGCAGAGGTTCTATCCAGAGAACAGCCTGGCAGTATGTCAGTTGGCTGGAGGGAGTGGGGGCACTACCGGCTTTGTCAGTTCCGGCGGTAGCGGATTGCATTGCCCCGGCACGTAGACTGTTCGTGTAGTTGAGCAGCCCGTCAGCAACGTAAGCAGGCACAGGGTAATCACACGTTTTTTCACGGCGGAGTATCTCGCGGTATTCGATGACGGTTGTTTCTGCTTTGGCGTCCACGGCGGCATTGGCATCAACCGTACTGGAGGAAATAGCGCTGAATGCCTGACTTTCTGTTGCCTGCTGCTGAATGACTTTTGCCTGCAGCAAAACATTGGCATCAGCGGTATCAGCGCGGCTGCTGTTGCTCGCATAGCGGGAACCAAAGAACAGGCCAAGCCCGGCCACCAGCAGAATCAGAAAAACGATGATGCTGGCCCGCGCTTCGGCGCTCACTGGTCTATCCCCCAGCACGCAAGCGCACTTTCCTGGTCCCGGCGTTCAATCTGCCCATAGCAGTTGTTGGAACGTACCCGGCAATCTCTGCCGCCGTCCTTAATCCACCAGCGGATTGCTTCACACGCACCTTTGCGGTCACCAGCATTGATGCGCTGGTAGAACGTAGAGGGAAAGCATTTACCTGGCCCGATGTTGTACGGGCAAAATGAGGCAATCCCGGCTTTTTGCGGTTCAGTCAACCTCACATGGATGTTTTTATCCACCCACGCCAGCGCCGCATCGCGTTCTTTTGCATTGACCTGATCGCATTTGGCCTGCGTCAGCTTCATACCCTGGCTAACTGGCTTACCATCCACCAGCGTGGCGCCACGGCAAATTGTCCAGATCCCGGAACCATCACGGTAAGCCGTCAGGCTATTACCCTCTTTCTCATTCAGGAACTGATCCAGAATGGTGGGGGCAGAAGCACCAGCAAGAACAAGCCCCAACACAGCGGCGCTGAGTTTTGTTTTTGAGGCCATGGTTAATCGTCCTGCGGTGGCGATACGAGTTTCCCGGCAGAAAGCGCTTTCTCGTAGGCTTTCGTCCAGCGGCGTTTGAAATACAGATTGGTGAAGTATGTGGCGGCACCAATGATGATCCCGCTTATCAGCGCAATAAAATTCCAGTCCAGACCGTGAAACCAGTCATAGGCCCGCGCAAGGCCTGTACAAATCAAGCCGCCTGACGTGCAGTACGTGGCCGCCGAAAAGATTTTATCAGGCATGGTTTTGATCATCTCGTCACCTCCGATTAGTCGGGGTGCTGTGCGTAATAGGTTCAGGCCCTCGGACTGCAATTAACAACGAGACATGAGGGTTGATTGTCCGGGGCCTGAAAATAAAAAACCCGCCACGGGGCGGGAATATGGGTCGAGCAAAACCGGCGATTATGCCGAAGGTACCTTAGCTGGTTGGGTTTGGTGCCGGGCAAAGGAATCGAACCTCTGGCGCATTGCTTACAAGGCAATCGTTCTGCCACTGAACTAGACCGGCTTAATTGGCGGGACAGCGTGGACTTGAACCACGATAAGCAGGTTAACAGCCTGCCGTAATGACCTTTATACGGCTGACCCAGAAACGAAAAAGCCCCGCGGGATGCGAGGCTTTATGTTCTTTGCCGCCATCTACAATTTAGGCAGCATATCAAAGTAGACTCAAATATGGCTTATTTAGTTCGGTTTTGCAAGACTTGCATGTAAATTTGTTGTCTTTTGTTGTGAACGTGATCGGCAAATTGAGATCAAAGACTGCTTATCCAGTGCGAAGAATATGCGAGCCATAGCCAGCCAGTGCGGCTTATATGTCTCTGTCCATGTCGAATCAGCGACACCTACAAGCGCGGCAAGGTCAGCAAACTGATAACTCTCACGCCGGGCCAGTTGCTCTTTGACGTCCTGCGCCGCCAGCCAGATTAGCGCCTTGAGCTTTTCTTTGGTCTTGCCTGCCATGCGCCGGCCTTTAATCGTCTCGCTGAATAGCTGCCACCCATGCTGAACGATCACCGTTTGAAGACTGAAATCTGTGTCATGCAGATAGTTCCATTTCACCCAGGCGCTTTCAGTGTCTTCCAGTTTCGCTATAGCGCGGCGCCAGCTTGCGGTTGAAAACTCCACCGGGATGACCTGGGGGATAGACGTGCCTTTAGCGTGCGACTGCTTGCCCGGTACCGGAGGGTTGCGCAGCATGATTTTCTTTCCCGTCACCTCGTCAACAATGAACTGTCGTTTGCGCGGGTACCGTTCGTGGGTGAACTGGAGTTGCTCCACCAGCGCGACTAATTGCCCCTTCGTGCGACCGCTAAAGTCAGCAGTGGCCAGCGCGATTTCTTCCCGGACGTATTGCAGATATTGTTCGTTCATGCGGCGGCCTCTGATGGTTGTTTTTGCTGAGTGGTCTTAACTGGCCTGCTATGGCGCTTCACAGCGGGCAGCTTCGCCCGCGCTACGCTTTCGGCCTGGTACTGGATGTATTCAGGTTTCACGCGGCCTCCTGCTTTTTCAGGTCGCGGAGCTTCGCCCGGTATTCGTCACGGATCCGGATATAGTCATCCCTGGTCCATTTCGGTAATGCATGCGGTCCCATCAGTGCGTCAAAGCGCGCCTGGCCGATTTTGGCAATCAGCGCCGGACGGTATGCGGTGAGGTTTCCGGAAAGGTGGTTATTGCAGGCTGAGCACTGTTTATGGCAATTGTCCTCGTCAAAGCGCAATTCAGGGCTGGCCCCGGTCGTGCGAAAGTGTCCGGCGTGGTACTGGCCGTCATGGTGGCGGCCGCAACTGATGCACGGCAAATCCCTGTCCCGGTACCGGATAAATTCGTTGAAAGCGTGTTGTGCCTGCTTGATGAAGTAACTCAGGGGCTTCACTGCCATCCGGCGCTCGGCCTGCCTCTGGCGATCGGCTCTTTCTTCCTCCAGACGGCGCTTTTTCTCTTTCCGCTGCTTCTCGGCTTTGGCAGCATCGTTGGCGGCTTTACCGTGTACGCAGGCACATTCATACGAGCAAACGTATTGCTCGGACCGGACCGGGTGAAACCATTCACGGCATACTGTGCATTTACGGCGCGGAGGCTTACGCATGATTTCTCCTCGCTGCCAGACGCAGCCATTTCTGATCGACAAGGCGAGCTGTGTAACCTTTTAGGGTGGGTATTTCGGATGGTAAAAGTGCCGCCTTGCGCTTCCGGCGCGCAGGAATGCGGAAGATAGATCGCTCAATGATTTTTGCGAGTGGGCTGACCATCATGCCTCCTGCTTATCGCGCAAGAGCTGGTATTCGCAGCCATTGGGAATGGTCAGCGCCAGACCAAACTGAGCGCACCACATTTCAACCTTCACGAGGAAAATGTGCATTTCACCGGTATCAAGATCGGCGGTGTGGCGAGGTTCCCAGGTTGTGGTTTTTTCTCCGGTGATGAAATCGGTGTAGGTCACCTCTTCACATCCGAGATAAGTTTTTTTGAGGTTGCGCTTAACCCATTCCGGGGTTGCGTCGGTACGCCCGGATTTGATCAGGTATTCGCTGATTTCCGTGTACCACATGTGACTGAGTGCGTTCTGGGAAAGGCTGCGCTTTTCGCGCCATGGCTTGACCTGGAGGCGGAAGCAATGACCGGCTTCCAGCAAAGGCTGAATCTGCTGACCTATGGCGGCGAAGTTTCCACGGTGTAGTTTGATGCCGTCTACTGGCAGGTTCATACGGCCCCCTTATCGGAAGCCGCAGAATGCAGAAAACCCTCAACATCTGATGACGCTGACGGCAGGAAGGTTTGCTCAAATTGTTCGCGCATCAAAGTCCCCTAAAATGCGCGCAGATAGTTAACGGTTTCTCAGGCCGTTATGGATATTATGGACGGACCGGAACGGGAAATCAACGAAACGCGAAGCACAAAAAAGCCCCGGTGAAGGGGCTTGAATTGGGGATTACTGCTTCTGATATCCTGCCATTTGTCGCCGCATCTCTTCCATCTTATCGGCACGTTCAAACGCAATCTGTTTCCAGTCCCGCGCTTCTGCCTTCCACCAGGCTACATCGTCACGGAGTCGGCGCATACGGCGCTGTTTGAGTTTGCTAGGCATCGCGCTTATCTATGATGAGCATCTTGATTCCGTATTTTCCGACGCGAAGCTCTTTAATGTAGCCATTGCGTACGGAAAACGGGGCGGGGAATTTATCACGATTTATGACAGACATTCCGTAACCGAAAATACGGATCCAGAAACCGCCATCGTAGAATGCATGCTGAATCACCTCACACCCCCTTCGGCGCTGCGGCTGCCGCTCTGTTATATGACTCGTCAGTTACAAAAGACAATTCCCCGTATCCACTCAGGCTGTATCCAATAAGCTGCATAAGCTGCATGCGGTCATCTGGAGTAAAGTCCTCTAAAGCCATTTCATTTAGTCCGTAACCATGCTCCCTTGAGTAATCCAGCATTTTTCTGACAATGGCGTTTTCTTTAAATCGCAGAGTTCCCATGGCATCGAATTCCAGAGGTTGCATAGGCATCCGCTCGCTTAACGGAATCCATCCGTCAGGTGCTTTCGGCGCTGCAAAAGGCTTTCTGTCCTTAACCCAATTAACCAGCAACTGCACGTACTTCTCATGGGTAGCGAATAGCATCTCGTCCGATTCTGGTGCAGCGATACCCGCATTACTCAGCGCAAGGCGAAGACCGTCAGGCACCGTTACAGGTTGCCCAGGATTACCATTCGCAGCATTGCGCCTAAACTCCAGCAACTCCCGATACGCATTGGCAGCCGGGTTATCACCGTGAGCCATGCCCATCAGTTCATCATCAGAGAATGAATTAGGCGGCAACAACGTTTCGTCTTTCATGATTTACCCCCGCTGAGCATGGCGGCGCGGCACATAGAGTCCCAGATATCGACGGCGTATTGCCAGTCAGCGCCACGGTCATATTCTGCTGCTGCAAGCATATCTTTGGTTGGTTTTACTGGTACCAGTACGTAACCTTCCGGCACCGCAGGAGTTGTAGTTGGCACCTCGTAGCGACAGTCGCATACAACCTGAATAGGTTCTCCCCACGGCTGTACGCCCCCGCTATCCATCATCCCTGTACCGTTGCATTTGGGGCATTCATCCGGTACCGCAGGGACTGGCGCGCGGTGGGTGTAGAGCTTAACGCCAGGCTTAAGAGTTCCTTTCGTCAATTTTCTGCAAACGTATTCACCATTGAAGTGTGAGCGAATCTCCATCACCGGCTCTTGCTCATGCGCCGCCAGAAGTGCGCGGGCCATAGCTTCGATTTCGTCATGAGACGGTGGAAGCGCCATGCTTTTTGAAAAGCTGGCTATCTGTGCCAGTCTCACCTTGCTCGGTAATTGTGCTGTCATGCGGCCTCCTTTACGAAGATAATCCAGTGAGTTTTGTCGGCTTTCCCGGTGCGTTGGCCAATCACGGGTTTTGCATCTGTAAGCGCCAGAATCTGGCTCACCGGGATTTGGGTTTCGTTCCATTTGAAAATGAGAACACCATGTGGCCGCAGCACCCTGAATGCCTCTTGGAAACCAGTACGCAGGTCTTCACGCCATGTATCTTTGTTCAGGCGGCCATATTTCTTGCCCATCCAGGCGTTTTCACCAACACGCTCAAGGTGTGGCGGGTCAAATACCACAACAGGGAAGGAGGCATCGGCAAACGGCAAATCGCGAAAGTCGGCGACAACATCAGGGTTGATAACCAGGCTGCGCCCGTCGCAAAGCGTGTGCTCTTCGGTTCGGATATCGGAGAACACGGCTCGTGAGTCCTGCTTGTCGAACCAGAACATGCGGGAGCCGCAGCACATGTCTAAAATCGTCTGCTCCATTTTCACTCCCCCAAGTCTAAAGTGATGCCAGCGGCGGCAAGCATCTCTAAAATGGCCGTCTTGTTAAACCAATGTCCTGCGGGATATGGCACCATCACCGCATGCCCTCCTTGAACAACGCCAACATGAAGTGGCGGCAACTTAACGGTGACAGTGCGAGCCTCAATTTTTGCTTCTGCTTCTCTGAATTTGTCAGCCCAGCGATTGCACGCCATGAATGCCATTTGCCTTTGTGATTCCAGTTCGGCGATGCGCTTATTCGCCTCTGTTAATTCAGCCATGTGCTCGCGCAGGCTATCTGTTGCGGCTTCGAGCTTGTCCCAGTCGGGATTGAAATTAGCCAGTTGAGCCAGTTGCTCTTTGAGGAAGTCGATACTTTTAGCCTGCTCCGCAATCAGCGCCTTATCAGCGTCACGCTCTGTAACAATTGTGCAAAATTCACCCCACGTCATTACAGGTGCATAAGCATCGTAATGACTATGTTTCGCTTTAATTTCGGCAATAATTCTGTCGACGGCTTTTGCTTTGAGTTCCTGAATCTGTTCGCTGTTAATCATTCCAGGCCTCCAGTTCGTTCTGAATTTCTTCGTCAATTTCTTCGTTGGTGGCATCCTCATTGAGGTGTTCCAGCGCCTCTTTGCGATACTTTTCGCGGCGTTCGTCATACCAGGCGGCAAATTCAGGAGACCAACCATAGGTGTAACCGCAGAAGTCTACGCGGGCGTTATCCTCGGCCATACGTTCAACCATGCAATCAGCCGTGATTAACGCGCAGTCTCGGATGTAGCCACGGAGGTGGCGCTTACGCCAGTACGGATTTACTTTCGAATCACATACCTGCTTAAACTCGACTTCCCAGCGGCGAATGCAACGTGCTTTAAGTGATTTGCTCATGACTGCGCTCCTTTGCTCTCGACGCGATGGCAGTGATTTTTCCAGCGGTTCTGTGCGGCGCTGCGCTTTGTACCGATGCAGTAGAATGGATACGGGAGACCATGTTTTGCACAGCGAACAACTTTTCTGTCTGAAATACGCAGATGGTCACCTGGCTTAGAAAACAGAAACTTCGCTTTGCGGTTATTCATGGTTAGCTCCTTTGCTCTCGACTTCCTTACGTTTATCAATATCCCAGCCGATAGCCAGCGCGCGTGTAACCTGATAAAGACCATGTTTAACCTTAACTTTTGCGTGCTCTCCAGCGGGGTTGATCATCTCAATAGTTGTCAATTCACCGCCGCTTTCGTGGTCGGGGTAAAACTGGCTAACGTCGTTCGTGTCGATGATTACTGAGCCTGTCGGCGTATACATTTTCAGTTTCACGATTGCACCTCCCCTTTGCTCTCGCGAAGCTGGCGGGCGAACTCGCAGATTGTCGCGCAACCTTCCTCCGGGTATTCGGCGGTGGCGATGTGCAAGCCATAAACTTTCTTCCCATCGCCGTAATCGACTTCCCCAACAAACAACGTTCCGTCAGTGAATTCGCCAAACTGATGTCCTCCATCGCCGCAGTGGACACAAATTCCTTCCATGGCCTCGGCTGTAAGATGCATTTCCTGAGGAACCAAAACGTAGCCATCAGGGATTGCCTCGGCTTTTGCTTCCGCTCTCAGCGCTGCGATTGCGGCGTCGGTGGCTGGGGTTTCGATTTCCCACAAATCAGGCATTACCTCATCCCAAGTGGCTATTTGTCCGTTTAGGTGATAACCAGCAACCCCATCAGATTTGTAATAAACCCCCTGAACATCGCTAATGACTTTTTTAAGCGCCACATTCTCCACCACCAACGCGTCGCACTGCTCAGTCACTGCTACCAGCTCGCGCAGGCAGGCCAGTTCAAACTCACTGCTCAGGCTCAGACCGCCGACAACTTTGCCTGCACTTTCCAGATCAGCTATGCGCTGCTTAACGCTTTCCATCGTTACCTGTTTCATACCCGTCCACTCCCGATTTGCGCAGCATCAGCCGCAGTTAAACGCCTGTGATAAACCCAGCTGACCATCTGCCGGGACACTTCAAATTTTTCCGCGATTACGCTTGGGCGCATGCCGTCGTCCCGTAGAGCACAAATCAACGCCACATCTTCATCCGTGCAAGTGGTGCTCCAGTGGGCGTTACCGCATTTTGCCAGGCTAATCCCTAGCAACTGCGCCCGGCGGTAGATGTTCTGCGCGGAACGGCCGGGCAAATGCGAGGCGATGGTCTTCGCCGTCATGGTGCGGCAGTTGTGCCGGATGAAAGCGTCTTCTTGCTGCGTGAAAGCTCTCTTTTTCACCACAGGCAGGATCCCGGCTTCACGAAGCTGAGAAATGCGAAAGCGCACTGCCGGAATACCGCGATTTAACAGGCGTGAGATTTCTTCACAGGTCTTCGTCGGGTACAAATTGATAAGCTGATTCTGCTCATCATCGGTCCACGGACGGTTATGCGCCGGGCACTTACCGGGCGCACCAAACTGGTTTAACGTGAAATTTTTCATGCTTTCCTCACTTCACGACTCTGAGATGGCGAACGTTTTTGCGGTGACTTTCCCAGTCGAAATTCACCCACATACCGCTATCCATCTGCATACGGTCCATAACGCGTTCTCCCAGCGTGGCGCTAAGTTCCGCGTAATTGAGGTTTGTCAGGATCCCTACCGGGCGCATCGAGGACAGGCGACGGTCGATAACCTGGTTGATAATGACTTTCTCGCCAGTAGTGCCGCGTTGAATACCGACTTCATCCAGCACCAGAAGATCCACTTTGCAAAGGTCATCCAGCAGTGCCGCTTCTGACTGGTCACTGTCGTAGCACTCACGAACGCGCAGCATCAGGTCAGGAATGGTCACCACCAGCACGGTATGCCCCTTGTGAAGCAGAAAATTACCAATCGCTGCCGCAAGGTGGTTTTTACCGGTTCCCGGATTGCCACTGAAAACGAAGCTGGTAAAACCCTCGCCGAAGTTCTGCGCGTAGCTTTTCGCCATGCTGAGCGCCCGGCGCTGACCATCCCCGTTTACCTGGTAATTCGAGAACGAGCAGTGTTTATGAAGATCCTGAATACCGGCGCGTCCGAAAATTTTCTCAGAACGGGCGCGCTGGTTTTGTTTCTCCAGCTCGTCAGTACGCTTGCGCCCTTCCGCTTGTTGCCAGGCCATTAACTCTTCGGCGCTGGTAAACTTCGGTTGCACGCCAGCAGGCATCAGGCGCTGAATTCGTCCGAGTAAATCTGTCGTCGTTTTCATCGTTACCCCCTGAATCCCGGTGGGATTGCGTTATCAGGTACGGAAATTTTATTTACGTCACGGATTGAGGCATTTCCCCCGTAAAAACTCCGTGGCTGGTCCTGGCTACGCTGCAGCCATGTCGTAATGAAACGTTTAATACCGCGTTCGGTTTTACGTTTTTTGGGGTTGCTGTTCAGCCAGCCGCACATATTCCGGAATTCCTGCTCAATGTTAATTCCGGGATATAAATTCAACTGTTCCCGAAAATAGCTTTCGGTAACCTCAAAAAAACTCACTCCATCAGCAAGTGGGAGAGAAATAAAAACAGGATCGTTTGCCTGATGCTGACTTTTGTCAGCGTCGGGCAATATGTTTTTATCTTTTAATATCTGTTTACTGTTTACTGCTCTCTGGATACATGATGGCAAGGTTGAAGGCATATCCTTAGGCAAAGGCAAAGCCATATCGAAAGCCTCACCCATAGCTCTTGAAACCCCGTAGCACACGGCTTTAAGCGAGTCTCTCGCCTCCCATTTAAGCGGGCAATCAGGCAATAATTCAAACGCTCGAACCCATGATTTAACGACATTTAGCGATGCAGGCGGGTTATGCTTTGCTGCGTTAGGAAGCCAAAAAACACGGGCTTGCATGTCGGCTTTAACCATGCCTAATGCTAAGGCTTCTCCTAAGGCTAAGTCGAAGTCTTCTGTCATCCAGCCAAGCTCCTCAGCCATAGCGGCGCGGCCAGCTTTAAATAAGCCTGGGATAATTCCCGTAAACGGACTGGTTAAAAGATAAATAAACAGACTCTGCCCGCTAGGTGGCAATGGAGATAAAACCCGAAACTTAGGGTCGTCCCACATTGTTATTTTTACCTTACGATAAGGCTCATTGCTTGCCTTGGTCTTAGGCTTAGTGTTTGGCATAATGTTTACCTACTTCCATAACCATTTTTGGAGAATCAAATGCCTGGATTAATTACTGTGCTGCCATATCGCTGCGAAACAGGAATTACGCTCGCAAAAGGCGGTGTAATTGAAATTTCTCAGACTGATTACAGCGGTGAAAGTTGTGTTGTTTATATCCATGCAAAGGATGCCCCTCAGTTGATCGAAGCAATTAATTCAGCAATGGATATTTACAAGTCGGAAAGTCAGGAAAACAGCGAGATTTAGCAGCCTTAACCGCTAAAAAACTGCCCTGGCTTATCGAAAAACTGTTTGTCATAATGACCTCGCAATAACCTCATCGTTTTTGCACCCGAAGGCCGTCAGTGTTACCGCACGATGGCCTTCACCTTTCAGACTTTCCATTAGTCCCACCCCAGCGGGCCAGGCCTGCAACGTTCTGCGCGCAAACCGATATCAGCCAGCGTCTCGACCGATTTCAGATAGTCGCGTGAGACAACCACCGCTTCCGGCGGTACGACCTGCAATTCCAGCGCAGAAATCTCCCTGGCCATCTCAGAAAAATGGTTGTCAGCCTTACGCTTGCTGATAGCTGACTCACTAACACCGATGCGCTCGGCGTAATTCTTTTGCCCTATCGAGGCCAGTCGGTTGAGCAACGTGCTTTCGATTTCAAGCGGGTTGAGAATCGGCGGTTCTAACTTGCGTGCTATTGAGTGCTCCATTCGTAATACTTCCTCTTGGTTTTGGGCCGCCGGTCAGGCGGCGCTGTGTTCTGTTGGTGGAAGAACATCGTCGATACCCACGCCGGCACCATGTCGGTTGAGTACCGCGACGATTTTTCTGCACTGATCAACGCTCAGGCCCCGCCTGCCATTTTCGTAATGGCAGATTGCGCCTGTAGTAAGTTCCAGCTCGCTAGCCATTTGGCGCTGCGTTAAACCAACTCGCTGGCGAATGCTTCTTAGATTGTTCATTGGCCCTCCTTAAGAGATGAACATAATATACAAATTGTATCCAACACACGCAAGTCAAAATATACATTTTGTGTCTCGCGTTAAAATATACAACTTGTATCATTTGGGTATGACTATGAAATGGTACGACTTAGCAAAATCCCTTATGAAAAGGGATGGCATTAATCAGGAACAACTAGCGGAGCATTTGGGGATAACCAAAGGCGCAGTAAGTCATTGGTTGAATGCCAGAAGAGAGCCAAGCATTCAGGAGATTGCAAAAATTCTTCGGTTTTTGGGTAAGCGATCTTTTTCCGTTGGTGCCGATGGCTCCATCATCGATGAAACCTTAAGCGGCGATGTTGGTTACGTAGGGGCTTATGAGCCTGGAAGTAAGTATCCGGTTATCAGTAAAGTGCAAGCTGGAGCATGGGCCGAAGCCTGCGAACCATATACGTTGAAAGATATCGATTTGTGGCTTGAATCAGATGCTCACATTCAGGGTGATGCGTTTTGGTTGGAAGTTGAAGGCGACTCAATGACCGCTCCTATGGGATTAAGCATTCCAGAGGGTACTTTTGTGCTGTTCGATACAGGTAGAGAAGCCGTTAACGGCAATCTGGTTGTTGCAAAGCTCGTCGATGATAACGAAGCGACGTTTAAGAAGCTGGTTATTGATGGAAGTCAGCGCTATCTGAAAGGGCTTAACCCTCAATGGCCGATGATTGCTATCAATGGCAACTGCAAGATAATCGGTGTTGCTGTAGAGACAAAGATGCGACTGCTGTAGTAGTCCTGCCGCAGACGTACAGGAAGCACGGGTAACTATAGGCACAATCTGCATTGACACGGAAGGAGCGAACTTACCATAATGGTAACTATTGTAAGTCGTTATTCATCTGGTTTTCCTGGTCTCCCACAAAAAATTCAAGGGGGTCCGATATATGCCGATATTCTGGCTGTTATAGATACTGCAACCATGGTAATCGGAACCAGGAAATGCAGAAAAAACCTTAGAGACCTCTCTAAAGATGCAGATGACTTAAAAGACATTATCAAACACGCTGTAACAAGCGGAAAATTTCACGCGTCGGAATGGTGTGAGTTAAGCACACCAGATACTTGGGCAGCATGCGACTCATACACATGGGTAGAGAAATCTTGGATAGAAGCTGCTTATAAAGAAATGAACTGCCAATTCTATGTTAAATTTTGTATTGGAATCGCTGGAAATGTAGTTGTTACGGTCTCTTACCACACATCATAGCTAATCGGGAGGCTTTATGAAAAATGGAGACATTTGCCCCCTTTGCGGTGAAGGGCATCTGATTAAAAAGGCAGAACAGGACGAGATCACATACAAGGGTAGGGTTAAACAAGTTACAGATGTCTACTACTCCTGCGATCACTGCCATGTTGAACAAGCAGGTGCGCAAGAGCTTAAATATAACAAGCGCGCTATGAATGAGTTTAAAAAGGAAGTGGATGGGTTGCTTACTGGCAAGGAAGTTCTCAATATCCGAGTCAAGCTTGGGCTAACACAAGATGAGGCTGCTCTTGTGTTTGGCGGCGGACCTAATGCCTTCACTAAGTACGAGAACAACGATGTGATCCAGTCCGAATCGATGGATAAGTTACTTCGTATAGCCGAAACTTACCCTGCTGTTTTTGCCGATCTTTGTGAAAAGGCTGCTGTTTCCAATCGAATTCAAAAAACTGTTTTCGCGAGAGTTTCTTTTTCAAGCTCGTGGGCTAATGAGTTTGCTGTTGAAACTACCATTTTAGAAAAAACACATTAATGGAAATATCATGAGTTTTGTAGTTTCCAGTATGTGGGTGGACTCTTTCAGTCTCACCCGGACAACAGAAAAAACAAATAATGGCCACGATTTTTCAATGACCATAGATACGGCTGTCGATTACAACACCAAAGACAAACGCAGTTTCAGACTTGCCCTATCTATAAAACTCATTAAAAATGAAAAGTTTGTATTTAATGCCTGTCAGATGGCTGTCGTGAAGTTTGACAGAGATATGGATGAAACAGAAGCACATAAAGAATTAACAACAGATGTTCTTATCAACACTCTTTACCCGTACACGAGAGCTTTCATCATTTCAACAACCCGGCTGGCGGGATACAATAATGTAAACCTGCCCGTAGCTGCATCAAAGTAAACCCGGCCACCGAGCCGGGTTTTTTTATGCCCCCTACTCCTCCAGCAGCTTCACCGCCAATTCCATCACCTGGATCTGGTCTAAATCCCACTTGTGCAGCCCCTTAGCTATCTCAGTTCTGAGCACATCAGCAATTGCCACTCTCTTTGTCTCATGCCCCTCTGCAACCATAGCAAAAACAACATCACCGACGATACGACACATCTCCTGATACCGTTCTTGCGCTGCCGCTTCGTAATCCATAGTCACCTCCTGATGTTTTTTTGAGCATAACAGAAAACCATATCAAAAAAACAATTCATTAAAATACAAAATGTTAACTTCAACAGCGTCAATATGTATACATTGCGTATTGCGCTATCAAAATACATTTTGTATATTTAACTCATCCAAACAACAGCGATGAGGTGAGTAGATGGAAGGACAAAATATGGCGCACCTGGACGTGTTAGTGGAGACCACCACGGCAGAGCGCCAGATAAAAGAGCTTATCGCTCTGTTTGAACAGGAAAAGTCATTTTTTGAATGTCCCGTTGAAGAGGTCTTCGATCTGTTTAGCCGCCGAGTTAGCGACCTGATTGGTCACATCATCGTGCGTTATGACCCGGTTGCAAGTAAGGCATCTGGCGTGACCAATCCCTGCTTCAAGGTTGAACTCGGTGCTGACTTCCATCGCATCGCCACCGCAATCAGGGCACACGATCCTGACGGTCTTAAGTTTTGACATCTGATTATCCCTTGCTGGTTGTGTGAGAACTCCAGCATACCACCGGGCCTGATGTGGTTAAAAGACAGGCGGTTAGCCTCTTGAGAGAGGCGTTACCAAAGCTGATTTGCTAGTCAGTTTTGGTATCCAAACAGCGGGCTTCGCGGTGGTGAATTGCAGTCCACCGAGACAACCAGAAGATAAGCGCCTGGCGCCACCGAGAAGCCCACAAATCAGCGCAGATAGTTTTAACTCCGCCAGCCGGGCGTGAACGGCAGAGGATGAGATGGAAATTACGCACAACAACCATCAGCACAAAGTTACCCCGATGGCCAATGGCTCGCTCTGGCGCCTGACGTCAGTTGATAACCCTCGCGAAAGCGTTGTCCTGAACCGTGACCAGATGGTCATAGCTGGCCTGGGTCATGTTATCGACAAAAGCATTGTGGACCTGAACAAAGTCCGCGCTGCGCAAAACAAAATCGTCATCGCCCGCTTTCTCGGTGACGCGCTGATGTGGACCAAAGCGGTTGAAGAATACCGCCAGGCAACCGGAGCGCAGTCATGAACACTTTATTTGCCCTGGTACTGACTGTCGGCCTGACCAACGGTGATTTTCAGGATGTTGTTGTCGGTGTTTACGACAACCTGCAGCAATGCGAAGCCGCCGCCGTCGAACAGCAGGTAGCTGGCGAATGTTTCCCGTTTGAGCGCATTGTCCGCGCCGATGAGTTGCCAGCAGGCGACGTTGTGAAGTTCTGAGCCCTGACGGGCAAAACCAAATTAATCGACACAGGCAGCCGCCATGGTGCCGGGACTTATTCAATCAAAATTCAGGAGCAGCAATGAGCGAATTAACGGTTATCGAAATTAAACCAGAGCAGGCACCTGCGCTGTATGTTCCTAACGGTCTGGATGTCTATCTCGAAAAAATCAGAGAACTGGCAAAAGAAGTTCCTGACGTTACCACACAAAAGGGTCGCGATCGCATCGGTTCTTTGGCTCGTTCAGTTGGTTCAAGCAAGAAAGCGATTGAAGAGCCAGGGCGCGCTTATCTGAAACACCTCAAAGAGCTTCCAAAAGAAGTTGAAGCCGAACTGCGCCGTTTTGTTACCGAATGCGACACCATTCGTGACGCGATTTTAAAACCTCGCGTTGAATGGGAGCAGGCAGAAGAATCCCGCAAAAATGCACTCCAGCAGCGCCTGAACGACCTCCGCGCGCTGGGCGATGTGATGAGTGCTGATGGTAACTATCTACCCTCTGTCGACATCCAGGCGCGTATCAGCGAAGCAAAATCCATTGCTCTTGATGATAGCTGGGAAGAAGTCGCAGCCGAAGCTGGCGTAGCCAAAGATGCAACGATTCAGAAGCTTGAATCAGCTTTCATTATTTCCAAAAAGCGCGAAGACCAGGCGGCAGAACTTGAACGCCTCCGCGTGGAAGCCGAAGAAAAAGCACGTGTCGAACGCGAAGAAAAACTCAAACGCGAAGCCGCCGAAGCCGCCCGTTTAGAAGCTGAGCAAAAATCTCAGGCCGAACGCGAAGCCGCAGCACGCCGTGAACTCGAATTGAAGATGCAGGCCGAACAGGCAGAGCGTGCCCGCGTTGAAGCTGAGCAGCGCGCAGAGCGCGAGAAGAAAGAATCCGCTGAGCGTGCCGAGCGTGAAAAACAGGCCGCCATTGAAGAAGCTCAGCTTAAGGCATCAATCGAAGCAGCCCGTATTAAGCGTGAAGCCGAAGAAAAAGAAGCTGCGCGCATCGCTGAACAGCAACGCATTGCAGCCGAAGAAGCAGCCCGCGCTGCGGATGTTGAACACCGCCGCACTATCAACCGCCGCGTCATTTCTCAACTGGTAGAGCAAGGCGTACCGGAAGAGTTTGCAAAGGCTTCTCTGGTTGCCATTGCCAGCGGAAAAATTCAAGACGCCATTATTCGTTACTGAGGTGCTTATGAACCTGCAACAGCAATCAGCGCTGAAAAAAATCATGTCCGAGTTCGGACGTAACTTTTCCGAGTCGGAAGTGATGCATCAGCGCCACACCGAGATGATCAACGCGGTGAACCTGTCAGACGTTGAGCGCGCTATGGACTCATTGCTCCGCTGCGGCGTGCGCCAGGAAGTTCTGACGGCGGCTATGGAAAGCGTCGAGTTTGAAGAAGTCGTAGGAGCGTTTGTCAGTGAGATGACACGCATTGTGTGCAACTGGGATACCGCATACCAGATCTGTCTGCAACGGGCGGTCGCATGAAACCTGGCATCTATCACGACATCAGCAACGAAGCTTACCACGCCGGGGACGGCGTGAGTAAGTCTCAGCTCGACATGGTGGCGCTTAGCCCCGCCCTTCTCCAGTGGTCAAAGGCGGCTCCGGTCGACGAAGAGAAGACCAAAGCGCTGGATATGGGTACTGCTCTGCACTGCATCCTCCTGGAGCCTGCGGAATTCGATAATCGCTTTATCGTGGCGCCGGAATTCAACCGCCGCACCACCGCCGGTAAAGAGGATGAAGCCGCATTCCTGCGCGATGTAGCTGGCATGGGCATGACGGTAATGACGAATGAGCAGGGCCGCAAACTGAACATCATGCGCGATAGCGCTATGGCCCACCCGGCGGCACGCTGGATCCTTGAATCGTCAGGTCATTGTGAATCATCAATGTACTGGAATGACGATGAAACCGGGGAGCTTTGCCGCATCCGCCCTGATAAATGGATCCCTGAGTTCAACCTTATCGCAGACGTGAAAAAAGTCGCCGACATGGAGCGTTTTACCCGTCACGTAGAAGAATTCCGCTACCACGTTCAGGACGCAATGTATCGGGAGGGCGCGAAAAAGGTAACCGGTCAACCACACGGATTCGTTTTCATTGCAGTGAGCGAAACCATTGATTGCGGTCGCTACCCGGTACGTGTGTTTGAGCTCGATCCGGAAGATGTTGAGACAGGGAGTCGTCTGTTTCGTCGTGACCTTAACACCTATCACCAGTGCCGCCAGAGTGGCGAATGGGGCGGCATCGAAATTATCAGCCGCCCGGCATGGGCCCGTAAACAGGACGCTTACTTATGAGCACAGAATTGACAATTACGCCAGAAGTTCTGGCTCTGCGCGGAGTTGATGAATCCACCTGGAGCGCACTTAAAAACAGTATCTACCCTGGCGCAAAAGATGAATCCGTTTTAATGGCTGTTGATTACTGCCGCGCTCGTCAGCTTGACCCTCTTATGAAGCCCGTTCATCTGGTGCCAATGAGCGTTAAAGACGGCAAGACAGGAAAAAATGAATGGCGCGATGTGGTCATGCCTGGTGTCGGACTGTACCGCATTCAGGCTGATCGCTCCGGTAATTACGCCGGGGCAAGCGAACCGGTATTCGGGCCTCTGGTTGATCGAGAATTCAATGGCGGCGTGAAAGTATCGTTTCCTGAGTGGTGTAAATACTCAGTTTTCAAACGCATGGCAGACGGGAAAATTGTTGAGTTTGTCTCGAAAGAATACTGGATAGAAAACTATGCCACCGCCGGGAGAGATACCGATGCGCCTAACTCTATGTGGAAAAAGCGCCCTTATGCGCAACTGGCTAAATGCTGTGAAGCTCAGGCGCTTCGCAAAGCGTGGCCTGAAATTGGTCAGCAACCAACAGCAGAGGAAATGGAAGGCAAGACGCTGGACGCTACTGAAATCACTGAGCGCGAAATCAATCCGGCGCAATCTGGCGCTCAGACCAGCGCATCATCACTGAACCGCATGATCAATGCGAAAACAACTGCGCAGCAGGACCATGACACCCGTGATTTAACTGAAATGCTCAGTAACTTCACTGAAAAAATGTCTCACGCAGGGAGCGTAGAAGAGCTTGATCTGCTGTTTAACGGCGGTATGTGGCCTGACGGTAAGAAACGCCCTGGCGCTATGCAGGTGTTCAGCGGTGACGATCTTGATAAAGCTCGTGACGTTTATCAGATCCGCAAAGATGAAATGCTGGATGTTCCGTTATGACCGACTGGACGCAGTCAGAACTGGCGCTGCTCGAATTACTGCCGAATGAACGCGTAGCCGAAATGACTGGCCGATCACTCGAAGACATTCAGCAGCGCCGCCTGGAAGAAAACCACCGTCGCAATAACTGGCCTGAGTTTGACCCGGAGCGTAACGATGACTGATTACAACGGCAGCAACACCCCGCCAGAGCAGCGCGATAGCTGGCGCACACCGCCAGCATTGTTTGCGGCACTAAATGCGGAATTCATCTTCCAGATGGACGCTGCGGCAACCGAAGAAAACCGCCTGTGCCGGCTGTTTATTTCGGAAGAAGAAAACACCCTCACTACCTCGTGGCCTCAGGCCATGGGGTACGCAGAGGGCTATGTATGGCTGAACCCTCCGTACAGCGACATCGGCCCGTTTGTTGACAAGGCGGCCAGCGAGAAGAAATGGAGTCGGATCGGCTGCGTGATGTTACTCCCTGCTGATACGTCCGTAGGCTGGTTCACCCAAGCTATCGAAACTGCCAGCGAAGTACGATTTATCACTGGCGTCCGGCTTTCTTTTGTTCAGCCCTCAACCGGTAAGAAAAAAGACGGAAACAACAAAGGTTCAATGCTGGTCATCTGGCATCCTTGGCCGCGCACTCATTGCCGTTTTACCACTGTGAACCGCGATGAGTTGATGGAGTTCGGCGAGAAGATTTTGGCTAAGCGGGAGGTCGCATGACGCCAGCAGAGCAGGAAAACGCGATACGCGCACAGTGTCGCCGTTGCACCGAGGAAATCAAAAAGGCGATGAGCAAAAAGCCTAAGCCTCAATGGGATACGACGGTGAAACCCATCATCAAAAAACACCACCAGCAGATTGCGCCGCTGGGCGTCAGCCTCCTGGAGTTCGTAGTCAAAACTGGCCGCCTGAATGGGCGGTATGGAGTGGAATCGTGAAAGAACGCGGAATGATTTTTAACGCTGAGATGGTTCGCGCCATTCTCGACGGACGGAAGACGCAGACGCGGCGGATCGTAAAATCCGACTGTATGGATATTGGTGAAAAGGATGATGGCATGCTTTGGCCGTGGCGAGAACACGATAACGGCGGCGACTACTGGTATCCGTGCCCGTTCGGTGAAGTCGGCGATCGCATTTGGGTGCGCGAGACATTCCAAGGCCCGCTGGTTTCGGAGGAATTACTCGAAGAATACCGTGCCTATCCTGAAAAATTCGAAAATCCTGAATACTGCGAATATGCCGCAGATGGTGGACCAAGGCCGGAATACTGCGACCTTGACGATAATCTTCGTCATGGTTGGCGACCATCAATCCACATGCCGCGCTGGGCCAGCCGCATCACGCTGGAGATTACCGGCGTGCGGGTGGAGCGTTTGCAGAACATCAGCGAAACGGACGCAGAGGCGGAAGGAATAGACATGGAGGCGCTTTTTGACGCCCAGGACTGTTACGACTGCATTGCAGACCACAACATGACCGGAAGGCCAACGGTAACAGGCAAATTTAAGTACCTGTGGGAATCCATCTACGGCGAAGAAAGCTGGCAGGCTAACCCTTGGGTGTGGGTAATTACGTTCCAGCGTGTTGAAGGCGGTTCAGCATGAGACCAGACACTATCGACGCCGCCAGCGAGCTTGAAGAACTCCAGCGACAGGCAGCCATTCAGGCGCACCGTATCGACCGCAACGCCGTATCAGCGTCTCACTGTGACGAATGCGGCGATGCGATTGAAGAGGCGCGGCGCCGGGCTGTTCCCGGTTGCCGGATGTGCGCGAGTTGCCAGGCTGACGCAGAAAAGCGCGGCAAGCATTTACGTTGAATTGACTGGCCCCGGTTGGGGCCATAGGTGTGAAGATGAGCAAAAAACATAGCGAAAAATTTGAATGGATGAGCACCAGGGAGATTTGCGATCACCTGGGTATTTCGTCACGCACTCTGGAGCGCTACCGGAAACGCCCGGCAGGCAGCAATCCATTCCCGGATCCTGATTGCTCGTATATGGGCGGATCCAACAGGTACCTAACGACAAAAGTCACCGCCTGGCAAATCAGGGAAATGTCCCGGCAGACTCGCCGGCCCATGTCACACCTGAATGTTGCCCGCGACAGTAAAGGCCGAATTATCCGGTCTGACGCGGCATGAACTCCAGGACGTCGGGCTCGATGATGCTCATCAGTCGGGCCCACCACTTACCATATGCAACTCTCATCTCATCTATGTACGTGTGCTTGTCGTATACCGACCAGACACCGGGCAACTTATGGCCCAGCATTATTTCGGCAATGTGCGGTTCGGTCAGCTCAGAAAAATTTGTGCGCGCAGTCCGGCGCAGATCGTGAATGGTAAAATGCGGGACTTGCTGGTTATAGGCTTTCAGCATGAACTTTACCAGGTTGCTACTGATGCTCATGTGAAAACCTTCGCTCATCGGCTTATCGGCGAAACGAGAAAAAACATACTGCCCCGGCGCCAGTTCAATAGCGCGCCTGATTAACGGGACAACCTCAGGGATGATGGGGCGCACCAGTGGCTTTTTAGTGTTGCGGCCCGTTTTATGGTTTTCCCACGGAATAGTCCAGATGCCTTCTTCAAAATCGAAATGGGATATTTCCGCCTGGCGTAACTCTCCAACCCTGCACGCCCAGAATAGCGACAGTTTGTAGAGGATCTTGTTTCGCTCAATCAGTCGCGAATCTTCAATGGCTCGCCAGACCAGCGCCAGCTCTTTCCGGTCCAGCGTCCGCTCACCCATTTGCTTTTTGATGCCGAAGTCATGGCCGGACATTTCAGAAAGCGGGTTTACTTCCAGCAGTTGCCGTTTCACCGCCCAGGAATAGCACTGGCGGCCATTACTGATGACCCGGCGGGTGATCTCCGAGTAACCCTGGGCTAAGCGATCAAGAACGGTGAGCCAGTTATGTAGCGTCAACTGGTGCGCCGGGTACTTGCCGATTTTGGGGAAAACGTGAAGCTCAAACGTGCGCAGGATCTGACCCGCGGTTTCCTTCTGAATGCAGACCATGGAATACCATTCCCGGAACAACTCTTCGAAGGTGTACTGGCTGTTTATCTTCGCTTTATCGAGGCTCTGCCTGATGCGGGGATTTTCTCCCCTGGCAAGAATAGCGGCCCATTTCGCCACTTCGTCGCGGGCAGCCTTGAGGCTGAACTCCGGGTAACTGCCGATCGTCATCTTGTCCTGTTTGCCAAGAAAACGGAACCGGTAGAAAAACGTTACCGCCCCTTTCAGGGAAATGCGGACCCAGAGTCCATCCCGGTCTGCTTTTTCTTCAACCTTGTCGCGCTCGCGCCCAAGGCACGACTTTAGATAACTATCTGAAATAGCCAT